CTCGTGTTGGATAAGTTCCAAAAAGTTCTTCGTATGCAAAATGAATTTGTAGCCATGAAATTGGCTTCAGGTGTCAGGCGCTCGCCATGGGGCATTGAATTGTTTGGTGCTAGTAGTCAAGGAAAGACCACATTGGGTGATCAGCTCCTCGATGCTGTACTAATTAGTCAAGATTTGCCCATTGGTAAGGAATATCGCTGTGCATACAATGCTGGTGATAAATTCATGTCTAATTGGACCACTGACAAGCTCGTCATGATTTTTGATGACATGTCAAATGGTAAATCTCAATTTGTTGAACGCCCACCAACGCAAGCCATAATTGATGTTGTGAACAATCAAATGTTTTACGCGCCCAAGGCTGAATTGGAGGCGAAAGGCAAGTGTTTTGTGGAACCAATGATTGCAATGGCTACTACGAACGTAAAGAATCTTGACGCTGGACTCTATTCCAATTGTCCATATTCTATACAACGTAGATTGAAGTGCATCACTGTGAATGCGAAACGTGAATTCCAACGTATTGAAAATGGTGTCGCATGCGGCATTGACTCGGAAAAAGTCAGAAACCACTACACTATCGATGGTGCTTACACGCCCCCTGTTTTTGATGATATTTGGTTTGTTACCATAGAACAAGCAGTTCAACCCAACTCGTTGACTGTTGTTGCTGATTACAAACCAATCATCTGGCAGGGTAAAGAGATGAAAGACATTTCCATGGGTGAATGTATTCAATGGGCCATTGAAGATTTCGCTTTACATTTGCGCAACCAGGATGCATTGCTCCAAAGTATGCGCGAACGTGAAAGCAAAATGAAGAAGTGCTCTCATGAAGGATGCATACATTTGGAAGGTAACTGTCCTTACCATTGTGTTCCTTGTCAGGAACCTCACTTTGGTATCGAGACTGTGTCGTCTATTCGCCGTTTGATTTACGGAGTGCAAAATCCAATGCCTATTATAAATGGTGTGTATGATCGTCTCGATCTTGAAGCATCCCGAGTAGTTTATGCAAAAGGTTCAGCACTCTTGAGTTCTTGGGACTGGGTGACTCTGCTTCCGAAGTGTTGCTTTGAGCACCAATACTCTCTACCAGTATTTCGGTGGCTATTCTCTGATCAGCTATCTCGTAATTACTCATACGAAGTTCTGCGTCTCCAGTTGACCATGTGTTTCTTTGCCATTTTGGCTGTCTTTTTCTTCAAATATATCTGTTTTCTACCGTTGTTCATCCTCTACTATCACTACATGAGGGCTAGAGGAATGTTACGCGAAAGAGTGGAAAATGACTTGTTTGAAGATTTGCGACACCGAAATGTGGAGCTAACACCCATGATCAGGAAATACCGTGATGAATATGCCAAATATATTTGTGGCATCTCCATTGGTATTGCTGCTCTCTATGGGCTTTCACGAGCCTATCGAGCATACAGGAATAACCAACAGGTGAGCCAAGGTTCTTTGGAACCGCGCACCCCATCAGATGTCACCCAACGCGACAATGAGTCGAACGTGTGGACTAATGTGGTCAAGCGTGACTTACCCATCACTGAAATTTCAAAGAGAATGTCAGCAAGTCAATTGCAAGATGTTGTCAGCAAAGCTTTGGT